TGGGTTATTAAAATCTAACTCACTCAAATTTAAAGACTTATTGAGTTCTTGTCTATCCACATTTGACACCGAACCAGAACCGCTAGGGGTTGCTGAAACAAAGTGCGGGTTTTGTGTTAAGAACTCTTGGACTAATTCATCAGTCGTTAAGAGTTCCCCCGTTTGATTGTATCTTGGCAATCCGGATTTATCAAGTATTTCTACATTACCGCTTTCATTTAATTTAATATCGCTTTTCAAAAGCTCTACAACTTGATCTGGATTTATTGCTTTGTTTTTTGAGGCTGATGATAATAAAGATTTATTTATCTTTATGTCTCTTAATTGATTTTGGAGTTCTTGTTTTTCTTTTGTAAATTCTTGAGTTTTATTTTTAAGAATCTCCTCAAACTCACCTCGTTGAATTCGTTGCTTTTCCTCAGCTTCTTTTTGACTCTTGACTGCATTAACTGCAACATCCAAATCATCGACACCAAGCTTTTTATACATGGAGCCTCTTTCTTTTGCTAATCGTCTCTCAACGATATTATTAACTTCATCTTGAGTGAAGGTGTGAGCATTTGATTTTTCTTGCTCGATTGGTTTTTCTTCTTCTTCTTTGGTTTCAGTAGTTTGTTCTACTTGATTTTCTTCTGCCATTTCTCTCTCCTATATATCCCAGTCTGGGTTGGTTGGAATCCATGTGTGTCGACATCTGTAGCCACCTCGAACTATAAAAGGATCGCCAGTGGATTTGCCTTGCCAACCTTGTGTCTTCCAAATATCCCGAATCTCATCTTCGGTTAATGTCCTGTTTAACATATTGACACAAAAAGGTCTACTATCTCTTACAAGTGTGCCTGTGTAACGATAATGATTAAGACCAGATGCTTTAGCTTTAGCAACTGTGAATTGACCATGAAACTGCATAACTGAATCATGAGCAATCTGCCCGGCATATCTTCTTAGATTATTTCCCGCCCTATCACTTGCATATTGAGTGTGTAATTTTCTGATTGCATCTTCCACCTGGTTTCGCATTGATGCCTTGTATTTATTCTCGTTAATAAAATCGACTAATTCATTTATCTCCCGAGTGTTTGCTTTTTTATAAACACCATTTATGTGTGATTTTATATTTTCAACCATATCTTCGAAAGGTCTACCGGCAATCGTGCTTTGATATATTTCATCGTTGATAACTTTAAGGAATCTCTCAGCTATATCTTCAAATCCACTAAAAGCTTGATATTTAAGAGCATTTATTGTTTGCAGATCAACATCAGTTAAATTTTTGAATCTTGCCGGGATCGGCATCTCACCAAAGGTGTCCAAGACCTCTTTTGCTATCTTGTTATATTCTTCATTGATTATAATATCAGCTTCATTTAAAAAAGTTGTTTCAATAAGGTTTCTGATTCTGGGTTGCAATTGAATCGCAAGACGAGCCGACACAATATCTTGATCTAAAGCTTTGGTTACTTCCCTTACAACATCATCTTCAAGTTTATACAAAACATTGATCATCCTCTCTTCATGCTGATCAGCAAGTTTTTCTAATATTTTTGACATTAAAGAGGGAAGTCCTTTTTCCATGCCTTTATTGACCAGAAGGCGGGAGACAAAGATTTCTGACCTTTTACATTTTTAAGAACACCACCCATCCTTGCTAAAAAGGATCGCTGACGAACTGGGTTATTTTTTTTTATACTCATTCCCCTAAAACCAAAGGTCACCTTTTTAACTTTCCCGGAAGATTTGTTTTTAACATAAACACCGAACTTTTTACGTTTGTTTTCCTCTGCGGATAATCTGAATGGTTTATTTAGTTTAACTTGTCGACCTCTATAAACTGCCATTATTTATCATCAAGCCTTTCATTAGTTATCATGCCACATGCCGGGCATTTATAAACATCTTTGAGTTCAGTCTTTTGCAGTGCAACCTTGCATTTGATGCACAATTTAATTTTTTCGTTTTCCATATCATTTTCATTTCTTTTTTCTCTTCGAGGCTCGTCTGATAATGTCTTTATCAAAAGTCCCAGACCTTCCACGAGATATTAATTTGTTAACTCTTGCCATCGCCCAAGCATTCATTGGTATGCGAGGTCTTGAACCCGCACCTAAAAAAGCACCTTGTCCTCTGCGAAAAGATGCCTTAAGGTCTGCAAGATTAAATAATTTTGATTTTTTAGCTTTTGCTCTTAATGTTTTTAAAACTGAAGCTGATAGCGGTTTTCTTCTGACAGCCATTATACTCGATTCCTTCTTCTTAATAAGGCTCTTGGGATTCTTGCACCAGATTTATACAAAGAACTGATTTGTTTCAGCAAATTTGCTCTTGCACTTCTTTGTGATCCTTTTAAACCAGAAAGGTACTTTTTTGGAATACCAGTTTGTTTATCCTTTGGTACTTTCCTACGTTTCTTCTTCCTCGCCAACTGTCTGACCCTCCACCTCTGTTGTTTGAAATTGACCTCTAACTGTTCTATTTGAGTCTATTTCATCATTAATTGTTTTTATCCTATCACTATCATCAATGACCGCTTGAGCTATTTGTTTGTCTAATTCCTTGTTAAATGTTTCAGATTTGATTCCACTTGCTTTAGCCATTTGTAAATATTGCAGATCGTTTGCCCAGTCTCTTATATCAAACGTGTCTGGATAATTAACTGATCCATCAAATTCCGCATTTTGCCACCTTGCAAACAAAGACCATATTTGCTCTTCGGCATTTTCTAAATAGTCCGCCTTTTCCGAGAGCCTTGCATTTAACAGTTGGAACTCTGTTTGCAAAGCTATGCCACTTGCAATTTGTGACCCTGTGGCTCTCACTGATCCCATATGAGTTATTCTGTCAATTGCATCAACTTTGTTTTGGATGCACTTCATAATACCATCAAGGTTCTGTCCGCTTGGTTGGATTATATAAGGCTTGAGGTTTGCTTCCAGATCTTCTGGAATTTCAATGATTGCTCCCGCACCAGCACTTGCCTCTACGTTTGGCGTTTTGACCAAACTTGGATGGTTAGCCAATCTTATCAACTGTTCTTTTTCTGAATAATCATTATATATTGATTGCTGGAGGAATGCGACGTCTGCTAAATCACTGATTCCAATTGGTCTTTTTGCACCTCTTAAATTAAAAACATTAACTGCTGGAATAACACCTATTGGGTTGGGTATTTCCTCAATGAGCCTTGCATCACCTTCTGCATACTCTTTTTCATATTCCTCAACTTCATATGTCATTATTGTTTCCTCAGTGAAAACTTTAACAATTGCTCTTTCAGCATTTATATCCTCAACGACCATAAGCATATCCAAATAAAATCTTCCGCTTGGTGATCTTGCATAGTTCCAGTTAACAACATTCTCTGGTGTATAAATTGCAACATATGGTCTTATGTCTTGCTCAAGCTCCTCTGCTCGTGTGTTTGCTATTGATTGAGGCTTGTCCACGATAACCCAGCAATTTCCATATATACTGGCATTCATCTGAACCTCTCTCATTACTGTATTGAATGATCTACCATCTAAATCAGCATCAACCAAAAATGACTGCAATTGTTGATCTCCGTCAAGTGATCCATAATCTCTTGTTGGTGGGACTCTCCAAAGAAAGCTCGTATATATTTGAACAACGTTTTTACAATGATTGTCTAAAGGTGTGTGTCTGATCCTTGCATCGTATTCCTCTGGGGACTCCAAAACATATCTGTGCAAATAATATCCATTTTTGTAATCGTTACCGCCTAAATAACTACGAATGTAAAACTCCCAGTTAGATATATTTGCATGCCAAAGATCATGTTTTGTTGTTAGTTGTTCTCGGTTCATTAACTCCACCTCTTAGGTTGGCTAGGCACAAAGTTTCGTTTAAGTGGAAAGTTATATTCAACTAAATATCCCAATGCATCATTCATATGATCATATCCACTGTCTTTGTCTGGCTGAGTTGTGCCTTCCTTGTATATTTGTCTCTCGATGCTTTTGATCGCATTTTTACAGGATTTTACAATAAACAATTTATTTTGACCATTAACATTTTTTAGTTTGGCGTTTACTGCGTTAATCCTATCCCTAACAAGAGGTGCTGAACTTTTACATTTTACATCAAAACCATAATTTTTCAATATTGCTAAATCAGTCATTCCCCCAGCAGACGTTTTTCTTTGCCTTGCACTTGGGTCTGGATAAATCACAATTTGCATATTTGCATATCTGGTTTTGATCTCTTCACACATTTCATTCGTATTACTACTATATATTTGTATCTCATCTATTACAATAATTCTATCTTTTTCTATAACACAAACAACCGCACTCATAGGATCAACGTTGAAATCTAAACCAATATGTATTGATAAAGTTTTGTTACGATATGTTTCAATGATATTTTTATCTCTGCTAAAGTTGTAATATATCATCCCAGAATAGTTAACAAAGGTTGCCTCGTACTCTTGTTGGAAGGTTCTTAAATCTAAATCTTGTTTTGCTTGTTCAATTTCATCATCTGTAACTTGACCACCTTCCAAAGTTGTGTATTTGAAAGATGACCAGTCTTTGTTTGATTCACCTAATTTAAAAAGTTCATACGACCAGTTTCCAAAGCCACGAGGACTCCCGCAGAATAAAGCATGTCCTTTTGTATCTGATAACGTTGGGCGGAGAACTTCATACCAAGCCTCTTTGCTTACGTCTGCAAATTCATCAATCACTAAGAAATTTATACCAACACCTCTGAGGCTCGATTCGTTATCTGATCCCCTTAACGTGATATGACTGTTATTTTTGAGAGTTATCGTCAAATCAGAATGATTTATTTTTTTAACCCATTTATGTTTAATTAATCTTTCTTTGAGTTCATTCCAAACAATCTGCTTTGCCTGTCTGTAACTTGGTGCAACATACCAGACTTTTTGTTTTGGTTGACTCGCAAACTTTGCCAATTCATTTATAGCTAAAAAGGTCTTTCCAAAACGTCTCCCGGTGATGAGTACCCGGAATCTAGCATCGTTGTTTATAACATGCTTTTGAGGTTTTGTTAAAGGCATCAGTCGATTGACCAGGTGAGAGGTTCATCTAATTCTGTCTGTTCTATTCTGTCTTGTTGACCGAGCATATTCTTTCCCAGAAAGATTTGCATGGTTACATTACCTTTTTCCGCTGATTTCCATTGTAGTTGTCTAAGTCTTATTTTCTGCTCTGCTCTACCTTTTGTCAGATATTCGGAATAACTCTTTCTGATAAGGCTTTCATCGCATCCAAAAAAGTCTGCTATTTCTGTGTTGGTACAACCTAAAGCTGACAATTTTTGTATTTGACTCGGCTCTATTTGATACTTTTTTGGTCTCGCCATTTCCTCTTTACCCTTGAGTTAGGTATTTTATAAGTATCAGATAAAACAATATAAATCTAATTAATTTTTTTTGCTTTGCTCCCGGTGTAGTTTTCCCAACGTTTCACAATCACATCGACATACTTTGGATCGAGTTCTATTGTGTAACATATTCTGTTTAATTTTTCAGATGCAATAACAGTTGATCCACTTCCCCCGAAAGGATCATATACTATATCTTCACTCTTTGAGCTGTTTTTTAGAGCCTTTGCAATTAGATCAATTGGTTTCATAGTTGGATGCAATTCTGATGTTGTTGGTCTGTCTATTTCCCAGACCGACGTATTTGTTCGATCTCCATAAAATTTATGTTTTGCTCCATTCAACCAACCATAAAAAATAGGTTCATGGATATAATGATAATCTGATCTGCCTAAAACCAAACTGTGCTTTTTCCATATTATATTACAAGAATGATGCAGATTTGCTTTTCTAAAAGCTGAGAGAAAACTTAGTGAGTTTCTTTCCCCAAAACAAATGTAGTATGGAGAACCCTCTTTTATATGTTTCTGACTCGATAATATAAAGCTTTCAATAAACTCCTCAAATTCATCTTCAGTCATTTTATCATTCATAATTGATCTTTGTTTCCAACTTGGATGCTTTGTTGCACCATAATCCACATTATAAGGTGGATCGGTAAAAACCATGTCTGCCTTTGATTCGTTAAAAAGCAAAGATAAAACCTCTTCGTCAGTTGAGTCTCCGCATATAAGTTTATGATTTCCGAGCTGATATATATCACCAAGTTTAGATATTGCTATTTCTGGAACCACCGGGATATCGTCATCGTCGGTCAAACCATCAGACTCATTGTTCAAAAATTTTTCAATTTCGAAATCCTCAAAACCCAAAACATCTAAATTATAATCTTGCTCTAAAAGTTCATTGATTTCTGATCCTAATAAATCCATATCCCAGTTTGAGTCCTCGTTTAATCTGTTGTCAGCTATTCGATAAGCTTTTGCTTTTGCTTCGGAAAGGTCAGCAATCACAACCGGGACTTTTTTTAATCCGAGTTTTTTAGCACCCTGTAACCTGGTGTGACCAACAATCAAGATCATATCTTTGTCGACAACTATTGGTTGCTGAAATCCATATTCTTTTATTGAACTCGCAACCTTATCTACCGCTTGATCTTTTCTTGGATTGTTATGGTAAGGGATAAGTTTTTCTATTTGAATATTTTTTATGTGCATTTTTATTCCTAACTATAATCATCAATTAATCTAGAGTTATTGTAATTTTTATTTAGAGAAGTAAGACCAGATGGTTGAGTGAAATCTGTTTTTTCCATATTGTATCTGACAGAATGATAATATTCTGAATATGAAACCGGGATGTGTCTTCCATAATCTTGCTCCCTTTCCGCCTCTGGCGAGTCTTCAAATATGTCATTTTCATGATCTTTTTTGTTTTTATCGCTGAATGCTTTAGTTTCATGAAACAACTTTTTAAGCTGATAATAACTTTTTTTGGTTTTATATTTTCTTTTCATATATCAACCTTATTTTTTTGTTTTCATTCATATGATTCCTGTGACCCCATAAATATTCTGCCAAATCATCAAATTGATCTGAACTCATGGGATGGATAACTATTGGTGTTTCTTCTCCCTTATCCATCGCATCAACATTATACTCAAACCATTCTATAGCCTTTTCATGATCCAAATCCATTTTTTTCATAGTTATATCAATACATTTATTTCTGTCATAAATTGCGATAAATTTATTATTTTGAAATCTCTCAGTGAAACCAATAAATGCTTCTTCGTAACCTTCTAATGTGATCATACCCAGTTCTCCATATCTAAATATTTGACCGCCTCTTCTTTTGTGAAGATTCCCTCTTTAATTGCTCTTAAAACGTCGTAGGGGTGTTGTTTTGCATATTTGTGTATGAATGCACTACCCTTTTTGTTTTCAACCGCCTCTCGGAACATTTTAACCCTCATGTCATATTGATCCATTTTTTCCGCAGATGCCTTTATTGGAGACTCATCCAAGTATTTTTTAGCTGATAACCAATATGCTGGTTGTTTTGCAAATTGCTTATCATCAATTGAATCATAATATTTATTATATATTGTAGCTAATTCTTGAGGTTTTTCTATCCATTCTTTTTCTAATTTTAAATAATTTTTTTCTGCAATTCCTTTGCTAACTTTATTTTTGACATCTTTCCAAAAAATAAGAAATTGAGAACTATAACTCATCTTACTAGGTTTAGATGTAGATGGTGTAGGTGTAGGTTTAGGTGTGGGGGTTTCATCTGGGTTATTGCTAGGTTCTTTTTTTGGTCTTCCCCCAAGCATTCCATTCTTTTTTGATGCTTCCATTCGTCTTGTGATATACAAATATTCATGTAATTGTTTCTCGTTTTGATAGTGATCATTTATATAAACAAAGAACTCTTTTATTATAAGATCGCAAGAGTGCTTTTCTGAATCCGAATGGCAGTTTGCTATTCTATAGTATGTCATATTATAGCTTGGTATGCCAATGCATCCCTTGTTCCAATTCCAACATAAGAGTCTGATATATATACCAATTTGCTCGTTATTAAGATGCTGAGTACCGGCAATAAACTCGTTAGTGAATAAATACCAAGCTTTGAGTTTTTCTTTAGGTTTCGATGTTTCGTCTATAATTTCTTGATTTGTCATTTTGAACTCCAATTTAAAATTATATTATAACCCTCTAGGAAAATACCTAAAGGGTTTTTTTGGTTAATATCCCCAGACTTGCTTTCTTGCTTTGAGAACAGTCTCTTCCTTCCATATCCAGTTGTCCGGGTTTGGAACTAAAGAGTTTTTCACATCTTCTGGAGAATTTACTGTTTTAAGATAATTTCCCATAACCTTGACAATATGATGACATATTCTCATCGGCTCGGTGTAATCATCTAAGGTCATAGCAATATAATCAGCACCTTTTGTTTTAGTTGGGTTTTTAAGATACCATAATATTTGCTTTTTGTTTGTCGCCCTCTGGTAGATAGATTGTTGCATTGCATGGGAGATGCTGATCTTCATCGGAAGATTCTTTGATGTTTTTAAATCAATAAAAAAATCTTCTTTTGTCTTTTTATCTTCAAAATGAAAATCTGTGTATCCGACGAAAGGTATCGATTCAATTTCCAACTCAACCTTTTTTTGATAATTTAACAACTCCCATCTGTAGGCATAACTTTGAAACTCCTTTGTTCCCCTTTCTAAAAGCGGTACTAGGTTAGTTCTCTCATCATCTATTTTGGGGTCTTTTATCCTTGAGCAATTGGCATCATATTCAGAGATCATTTTTTCACTTGCCTCTTCGAAAGATATCCCGTTTAAAATCATATTTAAACCAGACTCGACTGATTGACCTCTTATCGCTGATGCACTCGTTGGAAACTCATAGCCAAATATTCGTCTCAATGCCCACCTTTCCCTATAGAAAGCAAACTCATTAAGATGGCTAAATGATAGCGGTAGCAAAGACTTATCGCCATCATCAAACTTTTTGAAATGCTCTATCATATCATGTTTATCCAATTCTCAAGATGCTTTTTATTATTTTCAAGCTCTGCTTTAACATCTTTCAATTGTGCAAACACATTACTTTCCCGCCCAAAAAATATTATATATTTATTAATATGATAAATTGTCTCAGTTATTATTTTGAGTTCTTTATTATATTTAGCTATGGCGGTGTTTTTTTCGCTTTCCAACTCATGCTCTCTTTGATTCAATATTTGATCCGGGAGATCATTCAATAATCTATCTGACATTATGATTCTCCTTTATCAAAGTATATTCAGCAAAAGTCTTATCACCTCTTGTGATTCTGTTTGTGATTATATGATGCCCAGCCTCTCTTAAATTAAAGATTCTGGCACTTAATCTTAAACAACCGAACTTGGGAAGAGCCTCAAGTGGTGTTATAGTTTTACCTTTTTTGAGATATTCAAGGATTGCTTTGTTTTGTGATTCTGACATGATAATTCCTTTCTATAAATTATGTTTTGCCATTTCCCTTTCATTGACAACTTTTGTCCTAAGATCGTCTCTGAAAGCTCTAAAGGATTCGAACCGAATCTTGGCTCTGTTCCTTTTTTTAAGGGTCATTTCGTATCTATCGAAATAGTCCTTAAACTTGTCGTGGGTATATAATAACCCATCTAATTCCTTCATGTTTTTATAACTTTTATTAGCTGAAAATTGAAGTGTTAATTCAGCTATTATCATCTTTTCCTCTTTTTTCATAAGCTCAACCGCAGTGTCCAGATCAGCAAATTCTAAACCAAGTTCCTCTTGTTGATGGGAGAGTTTATTAGGATCAAATTCAATTGAGTAAATATCCATTATTTATCCTTTACACATTCTGAGTAGGTTATCATATATCCAATTTTGTCCCTGTAGCTATCCCTGTGCTTTGGATTAGCCTTCAGTCGGACAGTCTTTTGCCAGTCATTTGCAAGTGCAACTTGATATCCTTTAATTTGAACACCAAAAATAACTGACCACCCTTTCGCAATTTCCTCGTGGTTTGTTTTAATATCGCCATATTCATTGCCACGTTCTTTAATAACTTTGACAACTTCATCGCATAGATCTTTTCCAATCATAAGGACTCTGCTCCTTTCTTTTAATTTTTTCTTTTAGTTCTATGATCCACTTTTCATTTATTGATTTGTCAGAGTGAGCTAAATTGTGACATTTCCGGCAAAGCGGAAAGAGGTTATCAATTCTATTTAGTCTGTTCCCTTTGACTCCACCCATTTGTTTTGGAATCAGATGATGGATATCAACCGCTTGAGATTTATAGCAACCCCAACAAATGGGGACATCGCTTTCACAATATCCCCAGAAGTTCGAGAAAAGCTTTTTATAATTTTTTAAGGTTTTCATTAAAAGCATTCACTGCGTTTTTGGTTAGTTCTCCAATATCGTTGACCGAGAAATGTCCCGATCCCATACTTCGACCCACGACACCGGTCACGAAAATATCGAGTCTTTGAGTTTCGTTTTTATTTATCCCATTACCAGGTGGAACAATATTAGCTTTATTCACAACGTTTCCCAGTTGTTGGGGAGCATCATTTTGACCATCTGGATTCTTTATAACCTCTACATCTTTGATATTTGTGTATTGATTACCATTAGCTGATGTTTTTGTGTTGATAACTGTGAAATTAATAGCATCTCCACTAACCGGCATGGGGTTCATATTTACCCCCCTATAGTATAGCCTAGTGCCATCAATCAAATCGAAAGAATAGTTTGGAACTCCATCTTTAGTATTATCGTATATTTTATCTATTATATTAGTCATAAGTTTCTCCTATTATTATTTATTAATTACGTTATAGCCTCGACCTTCTAAACACCTGTTGATGTAATCTTTCCGGGTGTTCATTTTAGGACTCAACCATAACACTTTCCACCTTAGATTATTATAAATGTTTTTTCCTATATCCCATCCATAATTTGTCTGGTCTTCAACTAAGCTTTTGCAAGTATAATAATCGTCGTGAAATCGGTTCATATCTCCTTTAATATTTGCCGATGATTTTCCTCTGCTATCAACTATAGGCATGGTGGAACACCCGCCTAAAAAAGCTAATGATATCAAAGTGAAAGCTGTTTTATTTAATTTTATCATTTGAACTCCAATTCATTTAAAACTATAAAGGTTTTCTACACAAATGCCAGAAATAAAAAGTAACCAAATCCAAAAAGCATCAAAGCAAATATTCCTTCAATGATATAGACTCCGTAGTTTTTTAGAAATTTAATCATTTTGATTCTCCTGTAGTTTTTGTAAAACCATTTTGTTTAGATTGTATCGGATGGAAAGATAAAGATTAAGCTCTGCGGTTTCCCCGTTTTTCTCTAGCTCCTCTTTGTTTAGCTTTCTTGTTTCCGTAAGGCATTCGATGTATTCTTTCATAACTCCGTAATACCTTGCTACCGACATATTAAGAACTCTAGCATTGTAAAGTTCTGTGTTTCCGACTCTGGTTGGTTTATCTATCATTTTCATCTCCTGTTAATTTATAAAAATGTCTTGAGATGAATTTGTCCAATCTTTTTAAACTTGATGACCAATGAACATCTCTCATTGGATAAGATTGATTAAAGCTTCTGGCTAATGTCCAGCCTCTCGGATGAGTGTTTTCTTTTACTAAAACAAACCCCATGCTTTCTAGCTCGGTTGATAAGTGATAACCCTTTTTATATTTTGAAATGTTACCATACTTTATATTTTCCATTGTGATTCTCCTAGAAGTTTTGGGGGGTGTTGTACCCCCCTGTGGTGGTTATTTTTTAAGTAAAGTTTTATCAATATGCTCGTGGTTTTGAACCTCGACCATCACTTGCAAAATATGATTTGCAAAGTTTCGTTGTCTTTCGGAAAGCTTGTCTTCATGCTCCATCAAAAAACCCTCAATGCAATAATCTTGAGTTTTAGGATTGTTAAAAAAGTTTTCATCAATATCAAATTTTAATCTGTCAAAATACGATTCTGTCCTTAGCCATTTTGTCCAGATTTGGTTGAGGTGGGTTTCGAAAATTTGTTTCATGTGATTCTCCTATTATTATTATTATTATCATTAACCTAACTTACCATCTAGGTTATTTATAGTCAAGCGATAAGATATTTTAATTTCAGTAGCCTGTTAAATATTTTTATGAGCTAGAATAAAATCTTCCAACGCCCATTGCCTAGTTGGTGCTTCACCTTTTTCATTGGAACCATCAATGTCCCATGCCCATTCTGTGAGAGCAGTTCCAACAAAATAAACAGTTCCAATTTTTTTATTTTGAAAAAATACTTCCCAATCAGAAACACCTGACCATTTATTAAATTGTCTTTCTTTTTCAGTTTTATATCCGTCTTTAGGTCTTTTTAATTTGTACTCTTTTACATTCATTTTGAACTCCTATAAAAAAGAATGCCGTTAAGCATTCTTCTCATTCTGGATTTTATTCCATAGTATTCCATAATCTTTGACTCTGCTTTTATTCTCCTCAATAAGCTGAATCAACATCTTAGTTATTTTCGGAGTTGTTTTTCTCTGGCAAGTTTTCCCGGAAGCCAATTTTGATTGATGAAAATAATATTTATAAGGAATTTTAAATTTCCCTTTTATTCTATAAGATTCCCATTCGTCACCGGGATAATACCAACCTTTGAACTCTGAGCCATCATCTTTGGTGCATTCCAACCAAATGCTCAATGGGAAACCCTCATCAATTTGTCCCATATTTCTTCCGTCGTGTATTTTGTTAATTTTAAATTCAGTCATTGAGAACTCCTTATTATTATTATTATTATTGTTAACCTAGCTTAATATTTAGGTTTAATAGAGTCAAGTCGAAATATAAGATTTTATTTGTTTATTTTAAATTGTTTTGATAAACTTCAAAAGTTCCTCCTTTATTAGATGGAATATACTAAGAGAACTCCAATTCCATTAGTATAAACATGGGGGGTAAATTTTATAATAAAGTGGCGTGATTCCCATTAGAAGTTAGAACTTACCCCCTATGACCAAAGAATCAGAAATTCAAATCGCTTGTAACGATTACCTTAATTATCTTAATAAATACTATGTTTTCAGACATTTCCACGTTGCTAACGAGGGAAAGAGATCAATATATCTTCATGCAAAGATGAAAAAGATGGGTTTGCGATCTGGTTGTCCAGACCTTATCATTGAATATCCTGTTGGGAAATTACTCTATATAGAACTTAAAAATGAAAAAGGTAGACTTTCTCAAAATCAAAAATTGTGGGCGGTACAGTCAAAGGCTCTTGGCACACCACACTTTGTCGTCAAGGGGGGTTTAACTGAATGCTTGGATCAAATCAAAGATATCATCGAAACAAACATCCCTGTGAGGTGCTGAGGATTTTGCCTAGCCTTTCAGCCTTCTAGTGGATAAAAGCTTCTGTACCGCCTTTAAACTGCCTTTAAAAGGCATCTTGGTCTTCCGGGTCTTTGTTTTCCGCCTCCGCATCGGTCTTTTACCTATTAACTCAGAAATTAAAGAACTTGTCGTGAAACCTATCATACTCCGACTTTCCTCATGGCACGTCGGTGTGCTTGACCAAAAGTTCGACCAGATTGTAAATCTTTAGCCATTTGCTTCATGTGTTTTAAAGAATGATGCTTGGCATGTTTATTCATAGCTTTCTTTTGAGTCTTGTTAAGTTTCGTTGTGAATTTTTTAATAGATTTAACTAAAACCATTTATTTTTTCTTTCTTGTTTTGTTTTTTTTCTTTTTCTTTTTTTTCATAGGTTTTGAGGTCATTCTGCTTCCATAATGATAAGGCATTATTTTTTCCCCTTTTTTTTCTTGGTTGTTTTTTGTTTTTTAAGAATCGCCTCTTGTAAGCCTTTCGGCAGTTTCTTTTGCTTTGGTGTTAAACCTTTAGTTTTCATTTGCTCTCCTTCCTTTTTGTTAATTTTTTTTTTACCAGGTGCTAAAGCTTTTTTCCAAAAGTAATTAGCAATGCTAGTGAAGAAATCATAAAGTCTCATATAAAATTTACTCATTTTTTTGTGTCCACTTTTTTTGTCTTGTCATACGATCTCATTCCAGCGATTCCCAGCATTCCAAATAAAAGAGGCATCATGACCGACATATCAGCTTGGGGGATAACAATTCCAAAACCAGCTAAAATTGGCGAGACCATATAATTTATCATTAGGGAAAGACCGCAAATCCATCCTATAAGGGGTCGCCACGATGATTGAAACCAATTACCCTTAGCTTCCTCTTGATTCACTTTGATTTGCTCAAGAGCCAATTGCTGGGCATGTTTCTCAGCCATAGTTGCTATCTCATGAGCGAGTTTATTTTTGGTGTCTTTGTCCTCTATAAATTTTCCCAGAAGCTTAGATGCAACCGGCAGTAAACTTGCAATCATAGACTTTTTCCTAACTTTTCAATTAATCTTTCCGCCCTGTTCGTCGTTTGCCTATACCATAAACTGTCCTTCATTTCAGCTTGGGCAGTTTTTATATCTCCATCAAGTAAAGCTTGTTTAAAGTTTTTGAATTTGTTGAGTCTTGGTAAACCTAGTTGAAAGACCATGTGAGTCACACATTCTTTTACGTTTTCATCTACTTGCATCTGCTCACAAAAAGTTTCAGCATCGTTGATAGCAATTTGTAAATCAACATCAAAACATTCATCAACTCTTTCTTTTGAAACTTCAGTTCCAACTTCCATATCATTTTCTGGGTCTGATGCTCTCACCAAATGCCCCACGCCAAAAGTTTTATATCCAAGAGAATCATTATATATTTCGTATTTTATACCCTCTTCATATTTTATATGCTCTTTTAATTCTTCTAAATTCATTTTCCCCCCTTGTTTTCATGACCCATCCAAATACCGAAAACGCCTGTCATAACGCCCATGACGACTGACACGAAAGCGGACTGACTTGCAGTTGGAGAATCTAAACTCATGAACCATTCTGCACATCGCCAAGACATCAATGTGCTAACAAGCATCATCAATCTTGGTAAAATTTTTAATTTAATTATTGTTTCAGCATTCATTGTGTTAATAACTCATTTAAACCAAAACCCTCTAATAAAATAAGGGTAAAAAATAATAACAAAATTCCACCCGCAATTAGTTTACCAGAAAAATTTGTAGAACCAATCTTTATTGCAACAAATTCATTACTTAATATTCTTAAAGATAATTCGAAGCTATTTTCATCAATTTTAAGATTCACTGGTTTTTCATACATTTTTTTTGTATCTAATTTTTTTTCCATCAATACACCTTGACCTTATTAGGATTTACTTGAGGCACTAATTTACAAATGCATTTATAAGTTTGCTTTCCCATATCGGTGTCATATTGTTGCCCGGTGAGTCTTTCAGAATAATATAAACAATCATTCACCGATTGAAAATAAATGCTTCCGGTGTTCATCGTTCCAATAAAACATGAAAGAATAAATGCGGTCAATCTTTTATGCTCCTTAAACTATCCATTACTTTGTCTATATCTGGCTCTGTTCCATTTGGGTCATAAACACATTTATATTTTCTGGGACACCAGGTTTCGATCATCATCGTAAATGTTTTATTTCCCCCCTCATATATACAAGCTTTTTTTTTAGTATATTTTGACGTAATTCTTTTTTTTAGTCTACAAGTTGTGTATTTTTTTTCTTTGATCTTTCCTTGCCAAACCTTCTGGCTATATGTGTAGTCTTTTGGTGGATTATACATTTTACCATCAGCCAGTGCTTTAACCGATAAAAATATCCCGATAGCTACAACTGCAATCACACAAAACACAATCATCATAGTTTGCACCGCATCTACGATTTCTTTTTGTTTTTGTTTTTGTTCTAGTTTTTGAAGCCTAACTGCTTCCTTCGCTTGTTTTATTTTTTCAGCTCTTTCAGCTATAATTTGATTCCATGTTCCATGTCCGAATCTGTTATCAATTAAAAGCTTCAGTTCATATCTTTGCTCTTCTAAAAGTTTGCGATCAATAAAATCACTAGCGGAGCTTTCCACAGAACCAAATTGTTCAGCAATGGACATGCCTTTGCCTTGCCTTTTATTCATTTGTTCTTCGCCCAGAAAAAAGCCGTCTATTTGCTGAGCTATGTCTTTAATATCTTTTGCGGTTGATATATTTGATTTTACGAATTCGACACTTTGTTTTATTAAAGCTATTCCAGTTAAAACCTCTGCAACAACCAACTCTACCTCACAAGTAAACCTATGAGCATAACAAGTGCAGTCCCGGAAGATGTTATCATGATTGTTTCGAGTCTTTTGATTCTAAGAATTGTCTCTTTCCACCTTTCGTCACTAACCGCGAGATGTTTTTCCAACTTTAAATTTATACTTTGAATAGATGGTTTAGACATTATTCACCTTTTGGATATTTATCTTTAATAGCTTTGATAGTTTTTTTCCAACCATCTATGCCATTGTGATATAAGTCATCTAGTTGATCTGCTATAGATGGATATTCTAAAAGTCTTTTATTCATGTATGCTATTTCTGACATTTTAGCTTTTATATCTTCTTTTGATATTTCTTTTGTGTCGTCTGAAAATACAATTTTTGCAGTATCAATATTATCTCCATCTACTATAAATGATGCTTTTGGGTTTATGGCTTTTATTGCTTGTCCAATCATTTTTACCTCATTTATTTAATTCAAAAATTCTTGTATCAATATAAAACTACTTGGCTGACTAGTATCTAAACTTGAATTATCGTCACAATATCTATTAGGTTTAAAAGCATGACCATTAACATGACCATCAACCACGGCTTTAAAATTATAAGTAGTGTTTGCTGAAGAGTTTGCTATAAAACCTTTTGCAGAAAAATTAGTTGCACTAACAGTTGCACTAGGTTGATAATTACTTTGTGAACTAGTGGTAAATCTTGTGTAACTTCCTCCACTACCACTGGTGCTATAAAAAAGTCTTATTAAATGAGATTGATATGTTATCTCATGTACTATAGGTGAAAAATGTGCTTCAACAAATAATGTTGAATTAGCTGAAACAGATGTAAAACTTAAAGTTCCATCAAGTGGTGAACTCATAGTCAAATCTCCAGCACTTGAAAATGTAGATGTGCTTGTATAATCAGTTTTTTGTGTTTTTATAATGCAACCACTAAACATATTTGCTGAAGAAATTGCACCCTGACCAGTAAAGTTTAGTTTTGTTAATGGCATAATTTATTCTCCAATTTTATTGGCATCATCTCTTTGTTTTCTTGTTTTATAATCTGACCTTTTTGTAATCAATTCAACAAAATCTGCTTGGTTGCTTGGTATTGGGTCTGTAAAACTATCATCATTCATTAATATTGTTGTCCATTGTTGTTGCATACGTTTCCAACAATTATTTAATTTTCCATCAATAGCACTTTGAATCCAATCATCAATGCCTTTGTTATCAGTATCATTATACAAATCATTAGATAAAATCTTCTGTTGTAAATCTGTTAATGTTACTGTTTTCTTATGACTTGCCATTTTATAACTCCTTTATGTCACGCTGTTTCACTCTTGGCTGATTAGCATATTAATGCTCCACTAAAAAATGAAGGTGTGTTTATATCTGATTGTGCTGTACCTGTAGCTTGCTTTATTACTATTTTAGCAGTATCATTTGCATCCATATCTACAATAGATGAACCAGTCAGTGAAAAATAATTCCAATCTGCATCTCCAAAATCAGGGTCTATAGTTGAAGCGTAATAATCTCTATTACTACTATTTATATAGGCTTCATAGTAATTTGAAGCAGTATCAAGATTTTGTAAATATAGTGAATAGCACAAAAAATATTTTCCTGTAACTGGTGCAGTAAAAGTATTTGATGCAAAATTACTGC